GGTGACGGTCCTATGAGCCGCCGCAAGCACAAGCCCCGCACCCCGGAAGAAATTGCAATGGACCGGGCCAAGGAGCGCGCCGAAGCCCGCGAGCGCAACCGGCTGTTGGAGTTCGGCGTCAACACCGACGTCCTGACCCTGCCGCAAAACGCTGACGTCGTAGTCACAATGGACCGGGACAAGCGCGCCAAGGTCCAGACGGCTAGGCGCATCAGCGGGATCGACTGGCTTTACCGCAAAGGCCGGGTCAGCGAGCGTCAGCACATGGCCGGGTGCCGCTATGCCGATGACTACCACCTAGCCAATGACGTTAGCGTCAGGTCCTGCCTCAACGACAGCGTAAGGGGCGGGGACCTGGACCGCATCCAAGAAATCCGATCCGCCGCCGCTGAGCGCCTGCAAGACGCTAGGTGCGCTCTAGGCGCTCACGTTGAGATGACGGCGCTCTGCAACACCGTTCTAGGTGAAGGGCTGACCATCCGGTCAATGACCACAGGTTCTGACGATGAGGTCGCAAGAAAAGAGGCAACTTTGTGTGTCGCGCTAGACCTTTTGACCTCACATTATGGTATGGTGTAGCCATGTGGACACGGTACATCTACGTCATCGGTGCATCTGACAACCCGGTCAAGATTGGCGTTGCAGATGACCCAGCGGCGCGCATGAAGTCCTTGCAAATGGGATCGGCCGATAAACTCACTTTGCACCACGCCATCGGCGTTCCGTTCAAGCACGGCCATTACGTCGAGACCGGCACGCACAAAACGCTAGCCAAGCATCATCGGCACGGCGAATGGTTCAACGTCACCGCTGATTACGCGCGAGCGGTCATCCTCATGGTCGCGGATAAGGTCGAAAGCGAATATCGCGCCAGCTTTGCGGACGAAGACAACCTTTTGCACCGGGCCGAAGCCTTCCACGACATGACGCCCGATTGGCGACGAGCCGTGAAGACCTACAAGCAGATCAGGTCACGCGATGAGGCAAAGCTAGTTCTAGCCAAGGTCCGCAAAGCCGTGGTGGACGAGGTGGGCCGCGAGGGCCTCACCGTTCTAGAGATTGCCATAAGCAACCCCGGCCAACTGACGGCAACCCTGCGGGGGGACAGCAAAGCCCTACAGAAGGCCGAGCGGCTTCTAGCCAAGGCCATGAACGCCGCCTATCGGGCTATGTCGGTGATCCATAATGCCGCACTCTACGAAGCCTTCCCGAAGACACTTGACGAATTCCGGCAAATCAGTGCATAGTTTTGTCAACATGTAGTGTTGCGCCGTTACCGGCCCACAATCCATCGCCCGCCGTTTGAGCCAGCCGCTCACGACGGGTTTTGCGTTTCCCGCCCCGTCTCACCTTTGCCCTGATGTGCCCCCTTCAGCTTTGAACCGGGAAGGGGCGGGAAAAACCATCGTCCGCGCCGACAGCCCGAACACCCCTGCCAACGGCTAGAACCTGCGAGCTTGGTCGAGTGGCGGACGATACCCATCCCAACCCCCCCATTTGGCGGGCTAGCCGCCTGGAGGACTTCCCATGGCTACCACTGAAGAACGCATTGAGACGCTTGAAGCCAAGGTTGCCGAGATCGTGCAACTGCTGAAGACCGCCGACCCGACCGCCATTTCTACCGCGCTCGTCATTGCCGAGGATGAAGCGCAACCGGCCGACGAAGAATAGCCCACCGAATTTCTATTCTCTGAGACCTAGGCCAGATGGCCGCAAGCCCTGTAGCAGGATGGCTAAGGCCCCAAAGACAGCAGGACGGCCTAGCGACTTCAGCGAAGCCCTTGCAGATCAGATCGTTGAGCGCCTCGGTGATGGTGAAAGCCTGCGGTCAATCTGCCGTGGCGACGACATGCCGAACAAGTCCACGGTGTTCAGGTGGATGGCGGTCAACAGTGAATTTGCGACCAAGTGCGCGCACGCGCGCGAGGCACTGGCCGATGTCAGGTTCGAAGACGCCTGGGATATTGCCGACAAGGCCACACCTGAAACGGTTCAGGTTGCCCGGCTGAAGATCGACACGATTAAATGGCAGACGTCAAAGCTCGCGCCGAAAAAGTACGGCGAGCGGTTGGAACTGGAGCACTCCGGGGAGATCAACCTAGACCCCGAAGCGCGCCGTGCGAAAATTGCGGAGCTTCTGGCCAAGCGCAATGCCGCTGTCACCTGACGACGAGGAGCGGCTTTATCGCCTGCTTCTGGACGAGGAGCAGTACCAGGCGGGCCGCAAGCTCTGGACCTACTACCCGGACGAGGGCGAGCTTCGGCGCGAGCTATACGCCAAGCACTTGAAGTTCTTTGCCGCTGGCAAGACCTACGACGAGCGCGCTGCAATGGCTGCGAACCGCGTAGGCAAGACCGAGGGCATCGGGGCCTATGAGGTCACGCTGCACCTGACGGGGCTCTATCCCGATTGGTGGGAAGGGCGGCGCTGGGATCGGCCGATCAACTGCCTTTGCGGCGGGGACACCGGCACAACGACACGGGATATTCTGGTTGCCAAGCTGCTAGGGCCGAAAGAGGCGAGGGGAACGGGGATGATCCCGCGCCACTGCCTCGGCAAGCCTGTTCCGGCCCCCGGCATCCGGGACCATGTGGATTACGTCAAGGTCAAGCACACAAGCGGCGGCTGGAGTACGTTGCAGTTCCGCTCTTACGACCAAGGCCGCGAGGCTTGGCAGGGCACCGAGCGCGACATCGTATGGTTTGACGAGGAGCCGCCCGAGCCGATCTACACCGAGGGGCTACTTCGGACGATGACCACGCGAGGGATGGTCATTGCCACGTTCACCCCGTTGAACGGCCTGACCGATGTGGCCTTGGCGTTCATGCCTGAACTGGCCCCGGCGTCGTGACTAAGTGGTGCATCGGCATAACTTGGTCTGATGTCCCGCACATCACGCAGGCCGACAAAGACCGCCTCTGGGACAGCATCCCCCCGCACCAACGCGACGCGCGGGCTAAGGGCATCCCAGCGCTAGGCTCTGGCGTCATCTATCCGGTTGTAGAGGAAACCATCCTCTGCGACCCCTTCGCCATCCCGGCACACTGGCCACGGGCCTACGCGCTCGATGTGGGCTGGAACCGAACGGCGGCGATCTGGGGCGCTTGGGACCGCGATAGCGACACGGTTTATCTCTACTCGGAACACTATGAGGCAGAGGCTAAGCCCTCGGTCCATGCTGACGCGATCAAGGCGCGGGGCAAGTGGATACCAGGGGTGATCGACCCGGCAGCGCGGGGCAGGGCGCAGAAGGACGGCGTGGCCCTGATGTCCGAATATCAGGACCTCGGCCTAGACCTGACGCCCGCTGACAACACGGTCGAGGCGGGCTTGTTCTCGGTCTATCGCCGCTATGTGTCGGGGCGGCTGAAGGTCTTTTCGACGCTGAGCAACTTCCGTTCGGAACTGCGCCTCTACCGCCGCGACGATAAGGGCAAGATCGTCAAAGAGCGCGACCACCTCATGGACGCCAAGCGCTACTTGATCATGACCGGCATGTCACGGGCCTGTACTGCACCGATTTTCGAGCCTGAACACGACGCCCACCACGGCGCATCCAGAACCACGGGGTATTGATCATGGGTCTGGAAGACGGCTTCGAAGACGACTACGAGGCCGAAGCGCCCGACATGATGGTTGAGGGTGAGGACGAGGAGGCCGCTCCTCTCGCGCGACTGGCTGAGATTGCCCGCGTTCAGGGCGACATTTCCGACCTTTTGACGCCGCAGCAGCTTGTCACCATCGGGACCAAGGTTTGCGAGGACTACGAGCGCGACAAGGCGTCTCGGGCTGACTGGACCAAGACGGTCGAAGACGCGCTTAAGAAGGCCGCTCAAGAGAGCAAAGAGGACAAGTCCTATCCGTTCGAGAATTGCTCGAATGTCAGCTATCCGCTGCTGACCGTTGCGGCGCTTCAGTTCAACGCGCGGGCTTATCCGGCCGTTGTGAAGGGTGATGAGGCGGTCACGGTCAAGGTGATCGGCAAGGACCGCGAAGGCAGCAAGGCCAAGAAGGCCCAGCGCGTCCGCGAGTATCTGAATTATCTGCTGTTCTACAAGATCAAGGGCTGGGAAGCCGACACCGACCAGCTCTTGCTGCAATTGCCTATCGTCGGCTGTGTGTTCCGCAAGGTGTGGACGCATGAGGGCCTGCCCTGTTCGGCTATGGTGCCCGCGCTGCGCCTGTTCGTGCCGATGGACGCCAAGGACCTGGAGACCACGCCCCGGATCACCGAGGAGGTCCCCGACGTCTACCCCTACCAAATCCGCCAGCGGGTGCGGTCGGGCCAATATCGCGAAGTCACCTTGCCGACCAACGGCGACGACGACGAAGCGCCCCGCCTGCTGCTGGAACAGCACCGGTTCCTTGATCTGGACGAAGACGGCGTTGATGAGCCGTACATCGTCACGGTCGATTGTGAGACCAAAGAGGTCCTGTCGGTTCAGGCAAACTTCACGGCTGAAGACGCGCTGTCAAAGCCGGAACTGAAGCGTCGGGCCTATTACGTCAAATACGGCTTCTTCCCTCACCCTGAGGGCAAGTTCTACGACATCGGCTTTGGGCACCTCCTTGAACAGCTTTCGGCCGTTATCGACACGGCTATCAACCAACTTAACGACGCCGGGCACGCTCAGATTGCCGGGGGCGGGTTCATCGCGGCGGGTCTGAGGCTTCAGGGCGCGGGCCAGACGTCGAACCTCAAGTGGAAGCCGGGCGAATATAAGGTTGTCTCGTCTGGTGGGCAGGACCTTCGCGCCGCTGTCTATGAGCGCACGTTCCCCAACCCCTCGCCGGTAACGTTCCAGCTTCTGGACATGATGCTCGGCGCGGCCAAGGACATTGCGGCGATCAAGGACGTTCTGACGGGCGACACGCCGGGCAACAACGCCGCAGTCGGGACGACGCTGGCCCTGATCGAACAGGGCTTGCAGGTCTTCACGGCCATCTACAAGCGCGTTTACCGGGCTCTGAAGGACGAGTTCGGCCTGATGTATGAGAACCTCGCGGATTACGCCTCCGACGAGGCCCGCAAGGAATATCTGAAGGTTCTGGACGACCCCGAGGCCGACTTTAACGCCGATTTCTCCGCTGGAGAAATGGACATTCGGCCGGTCTCAGACCCGCAGTCGGTCACGCGCTCGCAAAAGATGGCCCGCGCTCAGTTCCTCCTCGGCCTCAAGGGCCAAGGGCTGAACGACATGGAAATCAACCGTCGCGTTCTTGAGGCGGCGGACATCGAAGACATCGACAAGCTGATGCCAGACCCGAACAAGGCAGGCCCCCCGCCTGGTGCGGTCGAGGAACTGGAAAAGACCAAGAGCGAGACGGCCAAGAACATGGCCACGGCTGAGAAAACGGCCGTCGAAACTCAGATTTTGGCCCACGATGCGGCCTTCAGACAAGGAATGATGCATGGCTCCCTCGAAGGAGGAGTTTCTGGCATGGAAGGACCATCCGATCAGTCGATGGGTCTTCAAGGCAATCCAGACGGCGAGCAACCTCCAGAAAGCGGAATGGCTGGCGCAGTCATGGGAGCAGGGGACGAGCAACCCCCTTTTATTGGCGGAATTGAGGACGCGGGCTGACGCCTATCGCGCCCTTGCCGAAACCGACTACGAGCAATGGAGCCTTCTCAATGGGGACGATCCCCGCCCTGAGTGACTGCAATCCGGGCTTTGACCCGGTGGAATACAACGTCCTGATTGCCCCTGAAACTGTCGCAGAGAAGACGGCCGGTGGCCTGTTTCTCCCCGACGCTGTGAAGGAGACGGACGAGCTTGCCGCCGTTCGCGGTCTGCTTGTGGCGGTTAGCCCCTTGGCGTTTAACTTCGATGAATGGCCGTCCGATGGCCCGCCGCGCCCGAAGGCCGGGGATCATGTGATCTACGCCCGGTATGGCGGGATCGTGCTGAAGGGCGACGATGGGCGAGACTACAGACTTCTTAAAGATAAGGACGTTGGGGCGGTGATCCGCCGCTGAGAGCCATCCACAACGGATGAGACCGCCCGCCATCGCTGCGGGCTTTTTTTATGAGGCAAGCATGGCTGATGAAGCCGAAGACCTGGGCGAGGTAATCGCCCCGGAAGACGTTGCCGCGCCTGAAGGGCAGAGCAGCGAAGGGCAAGAGGCCCAACAGGAAGACAGTCCCCGAACGCCTTCCGGCGTGGAAGACATCGCCCGCAAAATGGGTTGGTCGCCGCTGGAAAACTGGCGCGGACCTAAGGACCAATGGAAGGACGCCGAAACCTTCCTTGTCTCAACGGTCGAGATCAATCGCACCCTGTCGAAAGACGTGCGCGGACTGAAGGACAACCTGGACCGCATGTCGCGGACCACGGCCAAGATTGCTGAGCGCGCAATCATGGACGAGCGCGCCAAGATCGAAGCCCGGTTCCACGATGCTGTCGCTGAAGGTGATAGCGAAGGAGCTTATCGGGCAAGCCAAGAACTGCAACGCGCCGCCGCGCCCATGCAGGAAGGCCCCGATCCGGCCATTGCCGAGTTTATCGAGCGCAACAAGTGGTTCAACGCCAACGAGGCGGCAACAGCCGTAGCGATGGCAACCGCCGACAATCTCGCCCGCGTCGGGGCCAGCGCCAAGGCTCAAGCCGAAGCGGCTGAACGCGCCGTCCGTCGAGACTTCCCCGAGCTATTCGAGGAACAGGAGCCCGCACCCCGGCGCGAGGTCAAACGCCCCGCCACGGTCAACGCTCCCGACACCCGAGCCGCTCGACCCACACAGCGGGCCAAGACCGCCGCTGACCTTCCTCCCGAAGCCCGTAAGGCCGGTGAGGATTTCGTTCGTCGTGGCCGCATCGCGAGCCTTGACGCTTACGCCAAGGTCTATTTCGAGGAGAACGCCTGATGGCGCGCATTGCCCGTAGTGAAGAAGTGGCGCTTGAGCGCCGTCGCCGCCAGCCCGGCAGTCTCGACCGCATGGACCAGCTTACCCTGGTCGTGCCCGATGAGGTCAAAGAGGCTAACCCAGACCATGAGTTCCGGTTCGTAGTGGATAACCCGCGCCGGATGCATGGCCTTACCGTGAAAGATGACTGGGACAAGGTGGACGGCGTTGCCGCCATCCCTGACGGCATCGACAAGCACGGCAACCAGATCAACATGGTCTTGGTCAAGAAGCGCAAGGAGTTCTGCGAAGCAGATCGCAGAGAGAAGCTGTTGGCTCGCCATGAGCAGACCAAGCAGCTTGAACGCGCCCCGATCACGGACCCGCAAGACACCCGCTCGGCGGACGTCTCCTACGTCCCTGCCGGTAATTCCATCACAACGGGCTTCACGCCCTAAGGATTTTCCAACATGGCTAACACCAACGTTGCGTTCGGGCTTAAGCCCGTTCAATACGCTGGCGGTGCTGCCTATTCGGGGACCGCGCACGCTTACTTCGTGCCCGCCTCGGACAGCACTGCCCTTTTCATCGGCGATCCCGTCATCATCGCCGGTTCCGGCGACGCTGCTGGCGTCCCCTCCATCACCCGCGCTACGGCTGCTTCGGCTGGCCGTATTACGGGCGTTGTCGTCGGCTTTGTGCCTGACGCCAACATCGTGGCCAACGGCTACCGCACCGCCTCGACCGCCTGTTACGTCCTCGTTGCCGACGATCCGAACCTGATTTTCGAGATCCAAGACGACAGCGTTGGCGGCGCTCTGGCCGTGACTGACATCGGCCTGAACGCCGATTTGGTCGCTGGCACGGGTTCGGCCGCTACCAAGCGTTCGGGCTTCATGCTGGACACCTCGACCAAGGCCACGACTGCCACCCTGCAACTTCGCATCAAGGGCATTGTGCAGCGCGCCGACGTCGAAATCGGCACGACCAGCAAGGTTCTCGTTTCCATCAACCTGCCGACCGAAACCGGCGCTGCCGGTTCCACCGGCGTCTAAGAGGAGGGCTGAAACATGACCATCACTCGCTCCGCTCACCCCTCCGCTCTTTGGCCCGGCGTCAAGGCTTGGTTCGGGAAGACCTACAACGAACTCCCGGCCGAATGGTCGCAGGTGTTCGAACGGGACACCTCGGACAAGTATCAGGAAGTCCTGGTCGAAAGCACCGGCTTTGGTCTGGCTCCGGTCAAGACTGAAGGCAATTCGACGGCCTACGACACGGACGGCGAGGGCTACAAGTCCACGCTGACCCATGTGGTCTACTCGCTGGGCTACATCGTCACCGAGGAAGAACTCGAAGACAACCTGTATCGGGAAGTCTCTGAGCGCCGCGCCCGTTCGCTGTCGTTCTCGATGCGTTCGACCGCTGAAATCGTCCATGCCAACTACCTGTCGAACGGCTTCTCGGCCACCGGCGGCGACGGCGTGGCTCTGTTCTCGGCTTCGCACCCGACCCGCGACGGCTTGCAGTCCAACCTGCTGACCGCTGCGGACCTGTCGGAAAGCTCGCTCGAAGACGGCCTGAAAACCGTCCGCAAGGCGAAGAACAGCCGCGGCCTCTACATCGGCCTGAACGTGAAGCGTCTCGTCCTGCACCCGGATGAAATCTTCAACGCGACCCGCATCCTCGAAGGTCAACTTCGTCAGGGCACGGCCAACAACGACATCAACGCGATCAAGGCTCTGGGCAAGGTGCCGGAAGTCGTGGAGATGACCCGTCTGGCCGACGTCGATAGCTGGATTCTCCAGACCGACGCCCCCGAGGGCCTCAAGTCGATGTGGCGTCGCCAGGTCGAACTGAAGAAGGATGAAGACTTCGACACGTCCAACGCGAAAGCGAAGGCGTCGATGCGCTTCACCGTTGGCTCGGGCGACTTCCGCGCCGTCTACGGTTCGGCTGGCGCTTAAAGGTGCTAACCGCGCCTAACGCGTGGTTCATCTGTGACCGGTGCGGCTTCAAGCTGCGCCGGTCACGTGGCCGCAAGGAATGGACGAATTTAATCGTCTGTGACGAGTGCCTAGACCCTCGCCCCCCTGAACTGGACCCGCCGCGCGTATGGCCTGAGGGCTTGCCGCTGACCGATGCGCGTCCCGTTCCACCCCCGATCTTCCTTGAAGACGGCGATGTTACCGAGGACGATCTATGACCACTTCGGGAACCATCAGCACGCTCTACAACGTCCGCGATCTGGTCACGGACGCCCTTTCCGAAATCAGCGTTGTGCCTGCTGGGCAGGAGCCTACCGCCGAAGACATGGCGCTCTGCATCGGTCGCCTTGATCGGCTGTTGAAGCACATGCAGGCCGATGGCTGTCCCGTCTGGCGCGAGCAGGAAGTGACGATAACGCTTCCGGCCGCGACGCGGGAAGTTACCTTGAGCCCTCGGGTTATCGACGTCCAAGAGGCCCGCCTTGTGCAGTCCTCGACGTTTGAGCGCCCGTTGCAGCGCTGGGAACACGGCCAATATGTCGGCATCCCGAACAAGGACGCTCCAGGCTATCCCACGGCCTACAGCGTCAAAAAGAGCGTCTCTGACGTCAAGTTCCGGGTGTGGCCAGTTCCGGCCGCAGAAATGACCGTGAAGGCCACCGTGGCCCGCGTCATCGAAGACGTGACCGACGCAAGCGAGACCTTGGACCTCCCCCAAGAGTGGGGCCACACGGTCATGATTTGCCTCGCTGAGAACCTGCTGAGCGCCTTTAGCGTGCCAGCCAACGACGTTGTTCGCATCACCCGCAAGGCCGCTGAAGCCTACAGCCTGATGCGCGATATGGGCCGCCCGGCCTCCATCACTTTCGGCCGATAGCGCCAGGGAAAAGCCATGAGCCTCATCCGTTTCTTCAGCGCTCTGACCGAGCGCGATACCCCCGTTTCCACGTCGGCCCCGCTGCCGGTAACCGCCCCCGAAGGCTTGGCCGTAACCGATCCGGCCTATGACACGGATGGAACCACGCTTCTCGCAGGCGGCCTCCCCGGTGGCCTAAAGATGGTCAGCTACCGCACCGGCGGTAACGTGACCTCGATCCGCGCCACAAACGGGACTGTGACTGTCGTCGCTGATGCGCCGAGCATTGCA